TCTAAGTCGAGTTGCTTCAGCGGGTTATATTTTTTTGTCCTTTTCATAATAATTCTGCATTTTGTGAAACTTCAATGCCAACATTGTGCATAAGGTGCATAACTTCATCTCTTTTTACATGATCAATTAAACAAACAAATAAACCATTATTTAAAAGATGCAGGTTTTCAGTGCTAGACATTTCAACTTTATCAAACACAATGTAAATTCCAGAGATAATCATGTGATATGTTCCTAGTAAATATTTTGCATTTCTTATTTCAATAGTCATTACGCTGTTCCTTTTCTGCATAAAAATTTATGCTTATTGTAAAGCTCTTTATAAAAATCAGATTTTGCAATATCTTCTAACACATCATTTTTTTTCCCTGCTCTTAGTCTGTATTTGATGATATTGCCGAGGCAAAATCCAAACCATTGATCTTCAGTCATGGTGCTTGCAATAATAGTTATAGATTCAAAATCACCTAAAATTTCATAATGCTTAGGACTTTTCACATTGTCATTTTTTTTGTGTACTAAGCTCATCACTCGTACCTCTTTGTTTTAAGTTTCTTTGCTGCAAACTTTCGTTTAAACGCATCAATATCGTCAAGCGATGGCATGTAATCTGACATGTGGTATCTAACGCATGTTACTGGACGATTAAACTCTATTGATATTTGCGCAATTGTTTTGCCCTCAATAAATGACTTAATCATTTCAATTTTATGGTCTTTTACTTCTAACCATTTTTTTAAATTAAGCATCACAACTTCCTGTTTTTGCTCCTTCATTCCTGAGTCGTACAATGCTAATTTTGTAAATGTTTAAAGCATCAGTTAACCTTTTTTTAGGAACCTCAATCTTGTCGGCTATTTGCGCTACTGTCATTCCTTGTCTAGCGTATTTTTCTATACTTTCAATTTTTTCTGCAAACTCTTTTCTTATTGTCATTTCTTAATTCCTGTTAATAATCTGTTGCCATTGATAATGATAATATCAACCTAGTGTATTTTGGATTTACACCTTCTGTTGATTCATAAGTGTGCTCACCTTTAAAGTAATCAAACACTAAGTCATAAGCTAAATGCAAAGCGTTGCTAAGTGCTGGCACTCTAATTGTTGCCACTCCTTCAATTGATTGAATTTCAATAATTGATGATTCTTCATTAATAAATACTTTTACCTTTTGCATAATTGTCACCCTTAGTAATTTTCAGCTTCAAAAAATTTAAACGTGTAATCAGGATCATCAATTAGCACCGCTCTGTTATTATTATTTTTTTCAAACAAAATATTATCCGCTTGCTCAAACATATCTAGGATCATGCTTTGCTCTAAATGGATGCCAGCATAAAGGCTGTTTACGAATAACTTTTTTGGATCTTTAATAAGTTTTAAAATGTAAAGTCTGTTAATCATGTTGCTACCCCTTGTTGTAAGTTCACGGTTATATTAACTATAACCGTTTACCTTGTCAACTGTTTTTGTTTATAAGATGATACCTATTTAAAATTTGCACTTTGTAACCAGTGAAGCTGCCCCGTGATTTAAAGACTAATTGACCATCTATGTGACATTGTTTTGAGTGAGGTTCCGGTGATGTTACTTTTCCACCGATACTCTTTAGATATTTAATCTTTGACATTAAAGCTTTGCGGTTATATTGAGTTAATACAAAATCACCTAAATCTTCTTTCATAAAGCCTCTTTTTTTTGCGATAAATTACAGCTAATCTTTCAAGCTGCTCAATATTTAAATGACAAGGTGAATAATCTTTCTCTAAAAAATCCATCCATTTTTGACCTAATTTTTTTAATAAGTTAACTCTATATTTTAAGATGTTTCCTGATAAATGGTTGTTACATGAAGCGCATTGTTTCCAACAATTCATTGGGTGAAACCTGAGTCCACTTTGCGATTTGGTTGTCCTAAAATGACCTGCATGGTATTGAACGTCCTGAGAATAAGTCCTGCAACTTATGCAAGGTTCTACTAAGTCACGGGTTCTAATGTAGCCATTGAATGCTGATTGCGCTTTATCCATGTAATTTTTGCGGGTTAATAGACTTTTAACATCATCCTTTTGCTTGGCTTTCAGTTTATTAACCCGTTCTTTTTCTTTTGTTCTGGCATGTTTTAACGCGCATTTAGGATCACAAACAACTTGTAGTGAATTAAATTGATTAAATGGCTTTTTGCATACTTTGCATTTTTTTTCATTCATAAAAACTAGACCGGTCAACGTATCTTGTAAGGCAACCTTTGCCGGCATAAGGATTAAATACGAATATAACACTCCCTTTGTTATTGCCGTTCACTGGCTTACCATTGCGTTCAAATGACAACCTGCCATTGGTGATATACCTAACTTCGGAAGCGTACTCTAAAGCAACTGAGAACCACTTCACGCTTGGATCACACATAACAAGCATAACAGTGCCCACTCCCATAATTTGAGATTCAATAGCTTTTAACACCCACGGATTAATTTTAGAATACGGTGGATTACACCAGAGCCATTCACCTTTTTTGGCTCCTGTGTCAGTTACCCAATTTTTACTCAATGAGTCATCATCAATTGTCCAGTATTTAAAACACTTAGCTGTTGAGTGTTCAGCACAAACATCAAATTTAAATTTGAACTCTTTATTTAATTTATGAAACACTGGCATGGGAGTCGCATAAGTATCACCTAAACTCACTTAGCACCTCCAAACTCTTTGACAAACCTATCTTCTAGGTTCTGCATGATCCCTATACTTTCACCTTTTAGTTTTTGAATATCTTCAAGACCTTTAACGTTATCCGGAAGTTGGTGTAAGGGCTTTGTATTCATGTTTTGATAAAGTTTTACAAATTCCTTTCCGACCCATGTTAATTGCTCGGTTGTTTTAGCGCATAAAGGAGTCCACCCACCCAATGCTGTGATGCAAGCTCTAGTGTAAGGATCGTCAAGTTTAGGTGTCTGGTAACTGCCATAACGTCCAATTGCTGTCATAACATTCATCCATTGAATTTCTGCCATACCTTCCAATTGTCTCTGTGCGTCCTTTTGAGTGCCTTCAAGTTGTTTTATAATGTCTGACGGCTTTGGCATAAAAGAACCTGTCTCAGTGTTTTTGACGTGCTTATTTACGCCTTCCTGCACTTGACTAATGGAATAGTTTTGTAATGCTGAGAAATAAACTGATAATTTCATCTTGTTCATTTCTTTTTCGTAAAGTTGCGCCACTGCAAAAAATATTTCTGAGAATTGTTTTTTATCTTGTTCAACCATAAATTACCCCTCGTTTAAAAAATCATTCATGTGCTGTAAATTGCTTCTAGTTAAATTATCTAGACCATCATCTACAGGCATGTCACGAAACCTTTCTAGCTTGTCACCAGATCGGCATATTAATTCAATATCGTTAAATACTTGACCACGCTCATTCTTACCATTATGCCAACTGCTCCTAGCACAATTGTCAATTGCCAACTTAATATCATCTAGTGAATACTGCTTCACTATCGCATTTATAACACGTTTTCGTTTATCAGTTAATTTTGTTTTTAACTTAGGTTTTCCCATAACATCAATCCAGTAATCAAAAAGCATGGTTACATCTTTGTTTTGACATAGATCTTTACGGTTAACTGATGGTTCATTGATGGTTATATGATGGTTAGTGTCCGGCATACGGACAACCCCTGTCCGTGGATTGCACAACCCCTGTCCGGTATCTGCACTACCCCTGTCCGTATTACGGACTACCCCTGTCCGGTTCTCGGTATACCCCTCCAACAATAAAGTGTAGCCATTACTATTAAAAGAACCATCATCTTTGTATCTGCGCTTGGTATTTAAAATACCTTTATCTTTTAATAAAGAGATGTGCTTATTGACGGTGCTTCTGCTGCATTGACAATGCTTAGCTATAGTAGACATGCTGGGGTAGCAATACCCCTCGTCTGAAGCATTGTCAGCTAACTTTAGCAGGATTAGTTTTTGAGTGATATTGTCGGCATTTATAGACCATACTTGCGACATCAGTTTTATTGACATAGAATACCTGTGTTGATTGGTTCGCACTTATTAACTCTTGTAAAGTTACCCCTTAACAAGAAGCCCCTTTCGAGGGGCTATCCCTTTTATACTATAACCCCTTTCCGTTTAAAGTAAACCCCTTATCAAAATGGGATTTCATCGTCAAAATCAAAATCAGGCTCAGATTGTTTTCCTGCCATTTGTTGAGGTGTTTTTGGTGTACCATTATTATTTAAATTTTGATTGTTTCCAGTGCTTTGTCCGGAGTTACCGCCTGTTTTATTTCCTCCACCCATAAAGCTCATGTTATTCACACGAATTTCAGTAGTGTAAACATCTTGACCTTCTTTGTTTTGCCATTTTCGAGTTGCTATTTTTCCTTCAAAATAACACTGGCTCCCTTTTTTTAAATATTGACCTGCTAATTCAGCGGTCTTATCCCATAATACTAATCTGTGCCACTCAGTTTTCTCTTGCTGTTGCCCCTGCTGATCTTTCCAGCTTTCATTAGTAGCCACTGATATAGTCGCAACTGCTTTACCATTAGGTGTGTATTTTACTTCAGGATCTTGACCTAATGTTCCTATGATTATTGCTTTATTAATTCCTCTCATTTTACTTCCTCCACGTTTTCTTCAGTTAGTTCAGTTGTTGTTTCGACTTTTTGTTCACCGCGCAATTTTTGCATAAGTGGAGATTGATTAGGTTCCGGATTAATATCTTTAATTCCTACACTATGATCAACTAATTCATCAGGTGTGTACGCTCCCATAATTACGTCAGGAGTATAAAATCTTGCCCAAAATTTTACCGCTAGATAACCCGCTTGTTGTTTTGGGTTAGTTCTCCATAACGGACTATTAAAGATTGTTTGATCACTTGGATAAATCCATTCACCCCAAGTAATCGCATCATCACCCCTTAATTTTGCACCAACCCTCACACAAGCTGCTGGATCAAACTCTGGTTTCCATGAATCTTTTCCGTTTCTATTTTGCTTTACCCACCTTGGTTTCCATTGTAACCGTTCACCTTGAAACTCATATTGAAACCTTCCTGTAATCACATTACTACTAGAGACCACACTGTTTATTAACTGCGCTTCATAACCTATTGAGCCGTTAATAAAAAAGGTTTTTTGAGCTACATTAAATGGATTCATTCTCCATTGTGCCGCTTGGAATACTATTGCCAAACAATCTGCCGGTTTCCCTCGCAAATGATCCGGTACTGACATTGCACTTTGCGCCATTAATTTTGCAATATCTTTGTACTGCTCAACTGCATTAGAATCTAACATCATCTGTTGAGTGTTTTTATGTTCTATAATTTTTGTATCTGTCATGGTCTACCCCTTACAAGTAATTGAACCAGCTAGGAGGCGCAACAATTGTCATTGGTTCCTCGTCACTGGTAAATGAATTTAATTTTTTCTCTGTATGTAATTTCTTCCACCGCTGAATGCCTTGAGGTATCTGCTCCTTGGCTTTATTTATAAATTCTTCACTAAGTACATACATTCCTATTTCAAACGGGTCAGCTTTGCTCACGCATATAAAAACAAATTCATCTAGGTCAAACATTTCCATATAAATTTGAGCTTGTATGTCATATCTAAAGTTTGCAGTCGCTTTAGCAAAACCGGCAGGAGAAACATCATCCATGCACTTTAGGTCAGCACCGTATCGAAGTTTAAAATTTACTATGTCAATGCGACCCTTAAAAACTACACCGTCTTTGCAGTACAAACCGGTCGCTTCACATTGAGTGTTTGGATCATTGCGTATTTGTCTTGCGTGCTTGTTAGAACTTAGTGCCTTTATCATCTCTTGGCATTGAAGATCTACCTCTGAAGTTATAGTTGTTTTGCCATCGTTAGCTTCAAGGAATGCTTGCCAGTCAAGTTTCCCCTGCTTAGTTCGTCTATCTACTTTTGGAGCAACTCCATAACGCTTAGAAACCTTCTCAGGCTCTAAATAATGACAATGTGTATATGATCCTAACAACATTGCAGGAGTAGGTTCTTTTTGAGGAAGGTTATTCTTTATGTACTTGCGCCATAAATGATGGTCACTGAATTGCGGACTCACCATATCTTTGATTTTGTGAGAGGATAAGAACTTTATTTGATGATAGTCTTTTTCTTCTACCTTGCCTTGACCGTATACCCATCGGTCTCCATCCTGCATTGTCATTATACTTCTGGTAACACTTGCTGCACTAGCTCGCTTTCTTTTAAACTTAATACTCATTTTATACCCCTTAAATTAAAGCGTTAACATAACGCCATGTAAATTATATATTATCCTGCTTATTTGTAAAGATTTATAAACTAATCCTGTTGATTAATCATGTATTCTAATGCAAAATCAATAGCTCTAATCATGTTAATATCATCACCACAATCTCTAATATATGAATATAAGCGACTAGTTAATACAGCAATGGTCTTGCTTTCTGGAATACCAGAATCTTCTTCCATACTGATTGCTTGAACTCTAATGTGATAACTGATTACTGATTGCAGTATTGATAATCTTTTAACTGGACTCTCGGTATTAATCATCATTAACGCCATTGTTATACTCATTTCAGCATCACTAAAATCATCCGACAACCTAACTATGTCATAAATACTTTTCAATTTTTCATTGTTCATAAAATACCCCTTAATGGTATGAAGTGTAGTGACCGGCATTATATATGCGCGTACCGGCTACGATGTTGTATTGCATTATACTTGCTGTCTGAACACTGCAAACTTTGACTCTCCCATCGGTTGCTCGTCTACGCATTGTTTCACCAGTGTAATCTCCCGCAATAGGTACACAATTCCCTTGCATGTTACCAGTTGCTTCAGAGAGTTGATTAACTTCACGTATTTCTACCATCGTGTCGCCTATTAGCTTAGTGACTTCATAATAGTTGTAATTAGTTTGGTCATAACCCCACACTGAAGAAAGCATGTCACCAACTTCTAAGCCTCTACCTTTGTCACTAGTGCGCGATCCTTTTATAATTGCTTCACGCTCCCGCTGATTGGTTATCCACTTATTGATTGACTCTAACCTGCTTTGCTCAGACAAATAATAAAACCTCTTTGGATTACTCATTCTTTTACTGCGCCAAAATTCAACAAACAACTTCCCGTCATGGTTAGTGTAAGTCAATACGTATGCACCCTTCTTGGCTCCAAGAATTTTAATGATTTTAATGTCAATATAAAGATCATCAAAATGTTCTTGTGCATGGTATACAGTGTACTTGCCTTCCATGTCTTTCAAAAAATCGTTTAATACCGTCATAAAGTACCCCTTAATTTAAAATGTTGTATGTTAGCTCAATATTAAATTCGTCCTCTGAGACAACTTGTGTCAAATTATGGAACGTTGTAAAGGTGCTGCTATCACTCATGCCTTGCTCAACGTCTGCAAATTCAAAACTATCAACGCTTACAACTCCAAACTTACACTCTAGGATCTTGTGGCTCCCTAAAGTTATTTTCTTAAATTTCATTGTGCGTCTAAATGCTTTTTCGATTTTCATAATGTTTCTGCCTTGTGTTTAGTTAGTAAAGCTATAATAAACCTTTACTGTTTAGACTGTCAACACTTTTCGTTTATATTAATTCAATTAGTTTCAGGTGAAAAAAAAGACCCGTTAGGATCTTTAGTCAAATTCAAAGTGTCTAACTCGCCTATACATTCCATCAGGAGATGTGCTTATAAGTTTTACAATATTGTAACCTCTAGAGGTGTAATTTTTTTGTGCGCTTTCCTTGCCGCCTAATCTGCGAAACCATTTTAAAGCTTCATCGCATGTAATGTTTTGATAAGTAGATTCATTGATATCTGTTGTTTCTACATCAGCATGATCTTTGTAAGTAACCTTTCCGGTTTTCACCTGCTTATGAATTGTCATTGTTGCGTATTTCATAATTTACCCCTCACCTTCTTCACCAAACAACTTCGGGTTGTATCGAACCATGTAGCCTTTATAGCCTAGCATTGCCGTGAACACGTTCTCACCGTCCAATTCGCACTTATACATATCATTAGTGCGGTTCACTACATAACCTGCTTGTCTTAATGCTTTGACCGTTTGCTGCGTCTGCATTTTTGTCCATAATCTTGTTGTCATAACTTACCCCTTAGTAATTCATTAATAATATCAAATGCCAGATCCCAACTATCACACCAACAATCATCAACGAACCCGTCAACGTGTAGATTGTTATTTGCCACATCAAAAAAACCTACAATCAAATCGTTTTTATTCTTGATTACGCCATTAGTAAACCCTTGTAAAACACACGCCATAAATTACCCCTTAATCTACTGTTATTGAAAAGTTGTTTTCAACAATAAATAATGCTCTTGCAATGTCGTTAGCAACTTCAAGATATGCGGAAGGTTGCACTTCTTCCATCATCATTGAACAATGCTTAACTAATTGAGAATGCTTAACCTCGCCATTCAAAGAAATTAATATTTCAGCATATGCGCTAAGACTGGTAACTGCTCTTGCTTGTGTATTATTTAAAGTTTTCATTTTTTGCTGCCTGTTGTTTGCTTCAGTACAGATACAATAAACCCTTACCGTTTAGATGTCAACACTTTTAGTTTATAAAGATTAAATTAATTTTAGGCGAAAAAAAACCGACCACTAGGATCGGCTCAAGACTTGTATTGGAGTTATTTTTCTTGCGAACCCTTTGAAGCTTTAGGTGCAAAAGAACCTATTGTGCCACCTGCAAAATAAAAAGCAATGATAGTTAATAGGATCTCTCCAATATAAAACTCACTGATTACATCACGAACTACATTTACAGTGCCCACACCGGCTAATGACATGACCATTACCAATACAAAGGTAATGAGATATGTAACTGAAAACATGACCGCCAGATAGCGCTGAGCTAGCTTAAAAGGAGCATAAGCTTCTAACAATGCCGTTTTTGCTTGTGACTTAGCTTTAATTTCTTCTGCGTCAGATGTATGTAACTTGTCAATTAATTCCATGCCGCTTTTAATTACTTCAGTTGACCCAAATAACTTTCCTAAAATTCCCATTAGTCCACCATATTTCTAGTGACTTTGATTGTGCCAGTATCCGGTGCTGCTTTGAGTAGTTTTTTTAACTGTTCTTTACTATTGCTGACATCAGGTATTGTGTCGGAATCTAAAAATTTAATAGAATTACCAACTAATACACAACCACGTATTTGACTAGTGTAGTTACCAGCATGTATTTGAATATATTCTCTATCCATGACACCTGTTAACTCAATTACTTCACACTGCTTAGATGGACTAAACCGCTTTTTATAATTGTAAGTACCGGAAGGATAACAACTAACATTCTGTTTATTGTTAAACCACGGAAGCTCGATTGTAAAACAACTAAACTCATTACAGTATAATCGACCCATGGTGCAATCTGGATAACTTAATGTGTCTAATTCAATATCAGCCATTGTTTACCTCAATCTAATTATGATCATTTAATTAAAGTTGAAACCACTAAAGTTATGCCACCCATACCTAAAATCAAAGAGGTCAACACCTTCCAAACTAACCCACGAACTGATTCAACTGTTGGTTTCATTTCAGCGATAGCAATTGAATGTTTGTTTAAAACGTCATGTATTCGCGTCTGTTTATTGATTAGTGATTGCATGGTCTTATCAGTGTTATCATGCTTTTCAGTGTATACAGCAAATTGAGTTGTAAGATCACGCATAGCATTAGTGCAACCACTCATTTCTCTCGACATAGTGCTGACCAACTCATAAAGTGATTCTACTTTACTTTTTTGGATCTCGACCTGTATTAGTGTTTCCTGCTCTGTTGGCATTATTTAAAACCTCTAAAATTAAAATACCGATAGATACGGCTATCATTATTAAACCAATTACCACAATAATTATCCACCACATCATTCCTTATCAATATTGTACTTTAATTTAAAGTGTTTTTTAAAAATATTGAATCATGAAAACTGGCCTAACATTTCAGGTGGAGTGTATTCTGTTACATTTCCATCAGTGCCAGTAATTTCAACTGCTGTTCTGTCGTAAACACTGTCGTATATTTCCTGACCACCTGCATCAAAAATATACTCACCATTTTCACAAACACCAATTTTTTGACATG